CGGAGAGCAAAGCAGCTCTCTGTCCGTTTGGGGTTGCCCCCACTGTGAGAAAGTTCCGGGTAACCGGTCACATATAGAAATATGTGTTCACAGGCCACATCCACTCACCTTACAAAAAGCAAGGAGGAATGTTAAAAAGCGGCGTAAATTCGCACCACGTAGTTGTTTTAACGGTTCGAGTTTTCGTCTTGCCTTTAAGGCTAGTAACGAAAGGTACTGCCGGAACTACAGTTTGTTCCATCGTTTGAAGTGCTTGAAGAAGGCGTCCGTTGTCAGGCAATTCTATGCCATCGACGGGCCTATCCTCAAACCGACGGTACTGATAACAACTTCCGATGTTCTGGTAGTCGTTGTCCCGTACGCAAGCTGCACCAAGTGTGTCAACCAGTATGGTTGCATACTTGGGGAGCCGTCTACAATTCTTACGAATCGCATACGTTGCCTTATCAAGAGTCTGATTTATCGGACTCCAAATTAAGCCAGCTCTCAGCCCATCACGGGCTGGTACCATTCCCATCTTGCCCTTCGCAGTTTTCTGTGCTAGGGAGCAAAGATAGTCGAACACGCCTTGATTTGCCCATTCAGGATTCCTTTTGCACCACGCATGATAAGCGTTTGCAATCTGAATGAGATCCATTGGCTGATCAGTAGCGTCCTTAATGTAAAAAGGAGTAACATCACGACCTAGAAAATAATGCCCGCCACAACTTTCACGAAAGCCTCCGTAATGGAAGCTCTTTGTTTGGTTGATGGTAAAGCCGCTGTCCTCCAAGGTTTCGGTAACAATATCATAATGCCGGCTAGGCACGACGATATCATCGCCATACACCTTACAGGTACGGTCTAAAGCATTAACTGGATTATTGTACTCGATCGCTGCTTTCGAGAGGGCCCAAAACATCAGGGTCTCCAACTCAAAAGTGTACCCGTTACCCATACCACTGAACATCTCTAGTTCATGGAGGGAGCCATCGTCTAAAACAACACGATGACTGCGGGTTGCGTAAAGTACATCAAACCAAGGTTTTGGGAGCAATTCCATAACACGTCTGTACGTGACGCTATTGCTAGCGCCAACGAGGTCTATTGTGCACAGGCCAAATTCATTACGAATCGAGCCAATGTACGCTAGATGACGGTTGACTGACTGGTCGGATAGATCTATCCCGACTTTCATCAGTACCGCACGCATTATGGACCCAAGTCCCTTTTGGAGATAGATGTTCATCCTCGGATCTATTACAATAAGACGATCCGTGGTGGCATCCTTCGGGACAGTGGCAAGCCTACTTCCCGCTACCTTTTTAAAGGTGACATCTGATGATGTCCAAAGCGGTGACTGCTCGACTATAAGCCGAGCAATCGGGTAAGCTTCGCTGGTAACCTCTAATTCACCATGCACATACTTAAATGGCTGAGCCCCGTACTTCCGGGGTAGGCCGTATGATGCACCAGAACTAAAGGAGCATTGCCTAGCAAATTCAACAGGATTAAAGGTACCAAGAGCATCAGCTATGTATCGCTGTGCCATCAGGTCGATGGCACTTCTGCGTTCCGCTCGCGCGGATTGGCTGATGGTAGGACCTGTCACATTGAACTGCGCATTACAGCGCTCTTGTTCAAAGAACGCAGACCTCGCAACTGCTGAAGTCTCCGTGTAACCCGACACCGAAACGGCGTCGTCCTGGCTTAGTCCTTGCCACTTTCGAGCGATCGAAGTGGCTAGGTAGTCAGGAGCGAAATCACTAGCTGAAGTGTACCTGTGAGGGTCCACTCTGTGCCTTGTGATATCGCTAACGGAACCAAGCATAATATCCCGAGCCACTTTAGCCGATGTTTCGGTTTCAAGTGACCTGAGAATCGCGAGGATGGCTTTGCGTACCAATATTGTCTGAGACATTGCATGCTCCTGAGGAGTGAACGGAATTTAGACGACAAACCCTTACCAAAAGGACTCGCCGTTGAGGACACCAGTAATCTGGCCATCTTCAATAGCGGTCTTCAGAGCATCAACCACATCACTTACTGTGATGTCGCGAGAGGCTGGTAGGGTGAAATCAACACGTGCAAAAGCAGCACGTGAGACGTTGACAGAGGCATCCAAAGGATCTGGAACCTCAAAGTTGAAATTCATGCGCAGCGTACAGCGATCAGGGGTACTCTTCCCGTCGCCAGGCTTTGCAGTGATTACAGCTGTCACGTCGTCGTCAGTAGATCGATAAGACATCGATCCGTTTCCGTTACTCCCGGCCGGAGACAGCGCCACTGCGGTGCTGTCGATGGTGAGGGCAATAGGGTTTACTTTAGGCATGATACATGTCCTATTTGATAAATAACCGTTGTCTGAGTAATGCAGTAGCCGAGACGGCTCGTTCGACCTTAAAAGGATTTCTAAAGGTCGGCAGCTCAGGTTCGGGTGGGAGGTTATAAGGAGTCCTGGTGAATCTTATATACTCTGGGGAAATCCCATTGGATATAATGACATCAGGGTTCGTTGAGCTTAGTGCATATGTGGTTTTATCAAACACAGTGTAGGCACCTCCTAGAAAAGCGAGGCCCTTGGCATAGTCTAATAACTCCAGATACTGGCCAATGGGTAAAACCCAATCGACAAGCAAGGAGATTAATGGGATTTTGTCCCAAACCACGGTTGCAGGGTTGGTAAACCCTACTTCCTTAAGAAGTACTAAGACTGGATCATCAACTTTCCACCAGAGGTTTCCTGCTTCGTTACGTTGCAGGCGCCGGTGGATATCAACAGGCACACGAGCTGATTTCCCGCCGTATACGCTGTCACCTTCGAGAAGAAGGCTAGTGGCGTTGAAGGTCGAGTCCTCTGCTCCCGCATTATAGCTTTTCCGAGCAACCAGTAACTGGTCACGTTCGGTAATGCCGCGGGTGAGTGCGTCTATCAAGTTAAACGAGTCGGACAGTAATGGCCTTAGGCCATACATAGTCTCCAACCAAATATCAGCTGAGGGTTTACCGAATCGATGATGACTCCGTTTTCGTGAGAGGTTTTTAGGCTTCTCGAAGAGCACGGATGGGTCCTTATGCTTCACAGCACGGGCGACCTTTGCGACTCTACGTATATATGACGCCAAAAGTTGCACGGACTCGCGTGATTCAGCAAGGGCTAAGGCAGCGTTCAAGCTGCTATTCTTAGTTTGCTGCATCATCTTGAGTTCGATGAGCGACTTGAGGTTGTCATTTTTGTAAAGAGGCCCGAGTACGTGGGTGGGTGTCAGCGAGCTTGCAAGCGAGCTGTCATCCTTGTGACGTACCACACGCCAGTAGTTCTTCCACAAACCATTATGGTCCTGCTCGAGTTTAGTCTCGACGTTTTCGCTTACGCGGTCACGGGGCCATATGATTTGGAAAGGCAAACCATCGTCACGCAGCGAGAAGCTGTATGCCGAAGGCTTACGCCAATTCCTTTGGTCTACTGGGTTTTCCACGAAGTCCGACTTGTCAATATTTCTCCGACAAGTGATAGATCCGTTCTCTTGAAGAGCAACTGGATCAGTCCTGGTGACGTAACGCGAAGAGGACCCCATATTCGGAGTCCCTAGCATCCACCCGTCAGAATCGCTTTTACGCGGTTCGCAACGGGCCATCACCTTTGGACGACGTGTTTCAAGTCGACTTTTTCTCATAAATGCTCCTTTCGGGGCACCTATAAGATCATCTGAAATAACAGATGCACCCGGTTAGGGTGGGCGGAAGCCGTTTGTGGTCGAAAG